GGCTGATGGATTTGGGAATTGGAAAATTGAAACTTGATGTGCTGAAGCTTGAGTTACTTAAGGTGATAAAAGAGTTAAGAGAGTCATCAATAGCACCATCTGTAGCATATAATAAGATGGTAGACATCAGTAAATCAGAATTAGGAGAAATCACTTTATGGTTCCCAACTCTCAATGGAGAATTCAAATTAATTGTCAGAAGCAAACTCAATTTGGGCACAACAATAAATGAGACATGTGAGAACTTGTTAATCAAAAAACTGATCAACCACTACTCTAGATATTCAAAGCAGGGTCTTGGCTTACTGATAGCAGAAGGTCTCGAGAGGTCTGCTTTTCAAAGCTCAGTGGTGACAGGGTTCATTGGATTGAGTATTAGCTTATCTGGTGCATGCATTAGGAAGGGTGATGGCACATTCCTGACCTTAAAGGAGTCCAAAAATGTTGTTAAACCAGTAGCTGAAGTCTTTCCCTCCTTGGTCATGCAATCAGTCTGTGCAGTTGGTGATTGGGTTTGTGGAGTTGAAAGTGAAATGGATAAGCAGATGAATAAAAGCATTTATATGAGAACATCACTTGTCAACACTGCAGAATTCAGATTTGGGTTAGATGAGTTAACTGCAGCCATTGAAATGACAATGCCTGATCTTTTTGATAAGTATCTTAAAGATATTGTACCACCAGACAAAAGGCTGCTCATGAGACACTCTTGGAAAGTTAGACCTGAAATGGAGTTGTTGATAGAGTGTGCCAATAAAGGATTGTCTATTTTTGATGGTAGAATTGATAGGCAGGAGGAGGCAGTCGTGTTGGTGGACTATTATGAACCAGGTAGATTGCTCAGACGAACCATGAAGCTTGAGAAGAGAGGACCTGAAAGGACTGCAAGAAAAGGCTTGCAAGCAATAGTTAATAGAATGATCTTAGATTCAATATTGGAGCCAAAAATTATTGATAAGACTATGGTCATGGATGCAACAAAACTCGCCCCATATGAAGGTTCCATGGAAGACCTAAAATCGCATGGAGAATCTGGTGTTAGGAGGTATATTCAACAAGTCCTTTTGGGTAGAGAGTCATATTATAGAC